TCATACTGTTTATACTCCAGGCCGAATAAGGCATTCAAACCTGGCTCTAGTTCTTTGACTAGTTGATTACGTGATATTGCCATAGTTATTATACCCCCGTTGTACCTTTTAATTGGTGCTCGTTAATTATAACGACCAAGTTAACATTTGCAGAACCTGCAGTGTTGTTTTCTGGGTCTTTCGAGATACCAATTATTCTTAATTGTGCTGTAGCGTCCTTATGATCAGATTCATCTAATTCTACTTTAGATACAAAATCTGGTGAAGATCCAGCTGCATACACAATGTCAGCGTTTTGGCCGACGTCTGTTGCTTCAGTTGCGCCGTCCGATTGTATTTCATACCTTTGATACGGATCATCCGTTACAAACCCTTTGATGTCAGTCGCAGTGTTTGAAGCGTTTAAATGATTCGCAAAGGTAGGTTTACTTGTAGTTGCATCAGTGAAGAAAACACCGTTTAGTGAACCCAATAATGCGTCTGTTGCTGCAGCTACTCCAATTGTTCCTGTAGATAAAATCTCTACTGGATCTTGAAAGTAAATCGCTGAAGCACTTGCCGCGATATCGTATTCAGATAAACCGTTGTTGTCCGCATTCTGACCAACTTTTCCGATCGGTCTTAGACCGAACGCAGCATCTTTATTTGCCATAGTTGTTGTCCTCCTTTAGACATTTAGTTTATCTTCAGATGGACTAGAATTCTTTTTAAGACTTCTTAGAGCCACCGAAGGTTACACGAGTATCTCTATCAACATTGATAGGCATACTCTTATGCTGTTCCTTTGCAAGATCGGCGTCAATTGCAGCTTGTTGATCCTGAGCTTGTTTCATATAATACTCAGTTCTTTGCTGCGCGATCTCCTCTGGTACCCTTGTCAGCACAAGGCCTCCGTGCCCGATCACCCCTGCGTATTTGCCGTCTGCAACTACGGGAAAGTCATCATCTGGATATTCATCGGCTCTTACTAATTCATACCCGGATCTTAAGCGTCCTTGTATGTTTTTCGTATCCACGAATCCCAGGATTTCTACCCTGACCCATCTGTGTCTGTAGCCATTTGGCGCGTTGGGCGTATCTAAGTACGATGGTGGAGTCCAAACTTTTGGTCTCTCGATTGGAGCTACCGATTTTGCTTGTGTTTCAACTTTTGTTGAATCACTTTTACTAGCTTGGCTCGCACGAGTTTGGTTTTTCTTTTCCATATGCTTATACCTCCTTCGTGTTCATAAGTTGTTTCGCATACTCTTCTAATGGCACACCTAATTTTCTCGCTATTGCGACTTGAGAAGATGTGAGTCTCACTTGTTTACGGTTAGTCTTTGGACTACGCGTTGCAGAGGCAACGGTTTGTGTAGGTTTACTAACTGGTTTGTCCTTAGGTGTATCAAATTTATGCGGAAATTCAAGTCTTATTCTTTTATCTATCTCCGTATAATATTCTTCAGACCTAGGGTCAATTCCTTCTTCTTCGGTAAGTTTTCTATGTAAGTCAAACGCTGTATATGTCATTGCGCTGTCTTTACCGAACCATTCATTTTTTTCAGCCCACTCTTCAGCCCTTGGATCAGGCGGAGTTTGAGCTTGTTGTCTTGGTTGTTGTAGGGGTTGTTCAACAGGTTTTTCTTTAGCTGCTGTCTCTTGCATTTGATGTTGAGTCTTAAGTTCAGCTAATTTACCCTGTTCATAACCAAGTTGAGAAATAGCGGCCAAAGCTTCTGTTTCAGCTTTTGGATCTTCTGCTTGTCTTGCAGCTCTTAATTTTTCTTGAGCCGCTGCAATAGAAGAGGTAATTCTACCCTCCATTTCTGTAACGTAATTTTTATCTAAAGAATCTGCTGTAGTTTTAAATTGGTCTCTCTCCTTTTTAACACTATCTGCATAACGTAAAGCTTCTTCTTTTTGTCTTTCAGCTTCACGCATTCTTTTCGTTAATTTAGCTATTCGCTTCTTAACGCTTTCAGAATATTCTTCAATTTGCTGACTGTTGTCTTCTTGTTTACCACCTTGTTCACCAGCAGACTGCTCCACAGGTTTCTCAGGTGTGTTGTCGGCGCTACCACCGTCTTTAAGATCTTGTGCTTCATTTGTTGTGTCCTCCGTTGGTTGTTCTACAACCTCTTCTGTTTTTTCTTCTGGCAGTTCTACTTCAACATCCGGACCCGATGTATCAATATCAACTGTTTTCTTTTCTTCTTCTGGCATAGTTTCTCCTATGATTGTTAAAATTCGTGGAATATATCTTCAGGGTTTTCCACGGTCGCTAAAACTTCATCATCATTGAGAAGTCTTATCTCACCCCCATCTATTTTAATTCGTGATCCAGCGTATCTTGCAAAGATAATCCAATCACCTTTTTTACACCAGGGTCCTTCTGGGTATCTTTCTTTATCATAGCAATGTGGACCCATTCTTAAAACTAAACCACAAGTCGATGCTACTTGTGATCGTTCTACCGTTTCATCTGCTAATAATATACCACCTTTAGTTTTTTCTTTTTGTTTAAAAGGTAAAACTAAAATTCTCCATCCTGTTGGTTCAGGGAGTTTTGATGATTCGTCTATTTCTTTTTTAACACCAACTAGTTCTTTATTTGGTAGAACTATCTTTTGATTTGATGCTGATAACTGTTCCTTCACTTTCATTTTGCTCCTTTGTTTTTAGCAGGGTGGATATTTCCTGTAATAAATACTGATAAGTTCGTATTTGACCTAACATATATTGGTATTTTTCCATATTGTCAACACCACCAGATGTCATTGCAACTACTACATCATCATGCCTCATCTTAATTATTTTTCTAATTTTATCTATAAAGTCCATTACAACACCTCTTTCTCTGGTTCAAATTCATCTAATACATCTATTTTTTCTTTTGCATTAGCTATCTTTTCAATTTGTTTATTAACTTCTTCTATGTGTTGTGGATGTTCACCAATGCCTACTGAATTAGTTAAATATATGTTTACAGTAGCATCTGCCTCCGCTATCTCAGCTTCGTATTTAGCTCTTAGCGCGTCTAGTATTGCCCTTCGCATTTCTTATTGTCTCCTTTCCTTTTTTAAATATTGCAGCGACTTTGTTTTTACCCATAACCTTGGCACGCTGTTCTCCAACAGTTAAAATCTGAATTTTCCTCGCAAACGGTTTTGAAATCTTTTTAACTTTCGCAACAGTTTTCTTCGCATCCAATGGAGTCGCAAACTTAATTCTGACAGTATCTCTCGGATTCTCATCTGTGTATAACCTCCTACCTGAACCTTTTGGTTTTTTACCTGTACCTACTTTAGGATCA